CTCTGATACTTTAGCACGGTATACTGCATTAGCGTACACTTGTGCTAGTCGTTCTCTAGGTGCGTTAGATTGAGCTAGATCCAGCTTCTGTTTTAGAGACGTGACCTCGTCCCGGTATACTACAGCTGCGCTAGGTGAATACGGACGAGCTTTGGTAAGCATGTAGTTCTTCCGGGATTCAGCAGCGAGGGCCTTTAATTTATTGGCATAGTCTGCATACACAGACTCCATGTTAGTAGTTGTACCTGGATAGTTTGATGTCAATTCATATGCGTCTTTTACCTGCTGCATCTTTGTGGTCTTGGTGAGTGCTTGTACTTTCTTACCATTTCTATCTGTGTACTCACGATATGTTGGTGTAAATATTTTCTCACCAGTCTCTGGATCATACCCTAATTGCCTTTCTTCTGGTACTCTCAAATCACTTGACGCTCTTGAAATAAGAGTGGATGCACCACCAGACTTACCAGTATTTGGATCAGTCTGCCATTTACGTTTTAGTTCCGCAATACCATTCTCTTCATATGATCTCTTGTAATCAAGCTCATGCTTTACAGCATCAATGACTACCATTGAATGTTTAATTGCACGTGCCTGCTCATCAAGAGGAGCACCTTTGATATTCATATCAGTAATTAGATTGGATACGATTCCCATTTGACGTTGCTTATCTGGTTCTGACATTACTTTCATGCCAGGATAGCCTGGGTATGCTGAACTTGGGTCAAAGTTTTGTAACTCTTTTAATGTTTCAGCCACTCGAATCTTTTTATCATTGTTTGGAATAACAATAACTGTGTCACCATCAAAATCGGCACCAGATAGTTTTTGAGCTACCCGGATATTAATTCCAATAGCGTCTGAAGATGCACCACCTATTGTTTTCTTAGCCTCAATATTTTTATTATTCACCTTTAATTGTGGAATCTCAAAGATACCACCATGTGGATGTCTAATTAATACAACAGTTTCACCTTGTCTATATCTAGGTGCATACACCTCATTATCCTTTAAAGAATCAATAGGTAATATAACATAACTAGATTGACGTGGTAATGCAGCTGCTTTGAGACTAACACTTGCTCCTTCACATTCATCAGCAAATGCCTGGAGTAGTTTCTTTTTAACATTAGGATTTGTATAGCTCATTATTTCATCATATTGAGCTTTTCGGATATTAAAATCCAAATCGAGCTGTTGCTTGGCTAAAGAATAACTTTGCTTTGATAAGAATTGAGAGGATAAGTTTTTTGAGTATGTTTCCCAATCACCTTCCTCTTTAAGCTTATTAATTGCAGATAGTCTTTTATTGCCATCTTTATCCTCATAATAAGATTGACCATTAGGCTTTATGGTAGCTCCAAAAGGATTATCCGGATCATCTTTAAGAGGTTTAAATACTTTCTCTTTAGGTGTCCCGGTTTCTTTATTAGTGTTATAAATAACATCATACCCTTTTGGTACATTGTCACTTACAACAGCCATTCCTTTCATAAAATGCGTACCATCAACGGCTATTCTTACCTGTGCATACTTTGAGTTTCCTAGAGATAAATCATCCACTCCAGGTCGCAACTCAATAAGTCCATCACGTTCTTTACCCCCTTGATCCCCGTATCGAATAAACACTCTGTCTGAGGATATGGAGGATGGGTACTCCAAACCGTAGAAAGTCTTACCTCCGTCGTTCGTGTGGAAGGACGAGTCTGCCATAGCAATTTGTCCAGAATATACTGCATTTTTTGCCTCCTTCCAAGTCATACCCGGTGGCGTTAAAATCATCATATGAGTTTTATGACCGGGGCTATTGACTTGAGGCACATCAAATGGTATTACTTTGTAACCTTCTGCTTTTAACAGTTCTAATGATGTGTCAAATCTGTTTCTTGTAATATTTGATCCTAAATATAATTCTGCTCCTTTTCCTACATCAATAGGCATCCCCTGTAATTTTACAGAGTCTGCTAATGCTTTTGCTACGTTACGAGTTTTTTCACTATTCTCATCTATGTTCTGATTTAGTAGTGATCTTACTGAAGATTCATTTATTCCCATTTCTCTACCGATTTCAGAATTTGATAATCCTTTTGCTTTTAGAGCCTGTGCTCTTTCCACTTTGGCTTTTCTAGATATCATTAACGAAATAGTTTTGTATTTTCGAAATTCACTGAGGCTTTTTAACCCCATACCTTCAGCAATCTCAGCATCAGTCAATCCTTCTTTTCTCTGATCTTCAACATACTTTAAGAAGTTTGTAGATCTTTGTTCCGGATTCTCGCCAGATCCCCAAGGATAACGTCCTGAGTGTCCTCCATCGAGATGGCCTACGCCATAATGCTGTAAAAAACTTGCAAATTTCATAAGCCAGTATCCTCCTTCTTAAGAATTGATTCATGATGCTTAATGATAGATATAATTTTTCTAATCTCTTCCGGATCAAATGGTACTTGAACAATATCATTTATCTGATAAAATCTCATGTCTATCATTATTTTTCTAGGATCTACTCTATTAATCATACACCATAATGCTGCATACACCTTAAGTTGATCTGGATGTGGTTTTGTTATACCAGTCTTTAGATCATATACTCTTAGTACGGTCCCATCAAATTTAATAGCATCAGATGTTCCAAAGCAATAATCTGTATGATATAATAATTTTTCTGATTCCATGTTGTAACAAATAGCGTCATTTACAAAATTATATAATGCATTTTCTGTTTGTAACGGTTGTGTTATTCCTAGTTTAATAGTTTCCTCTGCCCATGCATGTAACTGTGTTCCTTTTTGTTTGGCATTCTCTTGACGATACATGTCCAACAAATGGGAATCGTTATACCTCAACCACGCTGGTTGTGACGGACTAAGAAATGCGTGTTGCCCTTCTAGTCTTGAAGTATCTTCCGAGTTCATTTATAATTTCCTCCTCGTTGCTTTTACATACAAATGCTGCATATGCTCCTTGATTCTTAAAATAATTAATGTAATATTCTTGGTTCGGCCTTTTTGATGAGTTGGAGGCCATTTTTGTTTCCAGCATCGCATATCTACTTTTATATAATAAAACCAAATCGGAAATTCCTTGTAATTGATTGGCATTCCCGTGTAAAATTATAATGCCAGGAAACTCTTTCTTTAGTCTTTTTACCAAGTTAGTTCTATACGTGCCTTCAAGCATAATGGCCTCCTCTCACCAGGCATAAAAATATGAAGAGGAGATACTACCACGTAGTTCTCCCCCTTCTATAATCAGGCCTGACTATCCCGCGAACTTCTTAATGTTAAAGTCTTCTTTGTGCTTTAATGCTAATGCTATAGAATTATCTATTGCAGACTTTGTTTTCATTGTATAAAGATATAATTCTTTGTATGGAGTATTACGTCGATTAATTCTACCTGCCGCTTGTATCATTTGTTTATAGGAATAAGTCATCGAATAAAATATAATACTATCTGTTTTAGTACAATTCCATCCTTCTGCACCTGCTGAATACTGCACCAAATATACCCATGAATCTGATTCTGGTAACGCCTCATGCTTATGGCCATTCCATTCTCTATACAATATACCTTGACGATCAAACTCGTTTTTGAGTAACTCAAGTTCATAATCAAAGTTGTAGAATATAATGACCCGAGGATGTTCTTTGTATTGTTTTAACACTGCCGCCAGTCTTGACGGATCTGTGTTTACTATTTTACGTAAGACACTACAATACTCAGATGCATTTTCTATTGGTTTGTCTTCAAATATATTCCATCTTTTTCTACAAACGAATCTATATTTCTCTTTGTCATACTCTGTTATTATATCAATATGATTCTCATGAGCTGGACTATTATAATCCATATTAATAAGAATTTGATCCTTTAATGCTCTGAGTTTCTTTGTATTAATATAATAGTCTACCTGGAAGTACGTTACATACGGTTTTTGAACAACATGTTGCATAAGGAAATCTGTTTTATTAAGATAAAATCCATTAGCTATAAACACAGGAATATAATCCATCCATGAGTCTCCCGGTGTAGCAGACAATAATATCCAATCATTGTTTTTAGCGATTTTAAGAAATGCTTTTGTCCATGCACCATAGCCAACAACTCGCTGCTCGTCAAATATAAAGAATGCGTCTTTAACGTCACGATATTTTCTTATGTTATTCCATGAATCAACATAATAATTACAAATATAATACCGATCTTTGTCATCCTTTCTATTAAGCAAAAAGGGAACAGTCTCATCATCCCATTCAAATGTGTCTCTCTTTCTAGCCGTAGTTATAATATATAAATCTTTAGCCATAAGCTGATCCATCGGGGTAAAAGGATCTATGTTTCCTCCTTGCTGTTTATAATAGTATGCAAGTGCTGTCCTAGATTTACCAGAGCCGACTCCACCGCACAAGATGGAGCCAGTTCTGAGTTTTTCTATAGCTTCAAGTTGACAATCATCTAAGAACTTAGCCATCTGTCTCTACATAATAGTCAGAAGCATCGTCGGAGAAGATCGAAGGAACAATTTCAACCTCAAGCTTATTAAGATATGCTACCGGCTTACCGGAGCCATATCCATATGTCCATGCAACGTT